GAGACTGCCATGAACAACGGCATGAGCAAACTGGTGACGCCAAAATCAGACGCAGACAAGGCGCAATCTTTTGCATTGCGCAACGACATCAAGCAGCGCATCGACATTGAACAGCGCAGGCGTGGCGCAAAACTGAGCCGAGATGAAAAGCAGGCGATCATTGATTCGGTGTTTATGCAAGCAACAGAGGAAGCCAAGGTCGAACGCAGTTGGATGTGGGATTACAGTCGGCCACTTGCGCAACTCACCGATGATGAACGAAGGCGCGCATATGTTCAATTGGATATGCCAGATGGAATAGAGATTGTGCGGGTTGATGACGTGCCCGCAACGTGGACGGCTCGTGTTGCGATTCCGGCGTTCAGGGCAGCAGGTGTTCAATATCCGTCATTCCGTCAGATTGCTGAACTGTGGATCAAGAAGGGTAGCCCGAGTCAATGATTGAGCCGAACATCGAAGATCGGATGGCACGCATCGCATCTGGGTCGGTTGGAGGTAATCCAATTGATCCTGATGTTTCCAGCATTCTGAATCGGCCAGCAACCGAATCGATGCCGGTTATGACTCAAACTGTTGAACCATCGGGAACGGATCCAGATGTTTCAGACATTGTTGGGCGCAGCAATCCGATTCCACTGATGTCATCTCTGATGTCTGCACGCCAGGTCGATCCTGCACAGGCGGCACGGGCGCAGACGCTTGCGCAGCAACTGGGAATCGGGCAGGACATCGCATTGCGGAACATGGGGTCCGTTGCGGATCGCGCATTCATGGCAGAGATCAATCGGCGCGACATCGCCGTTGCAAATCCTGCCGTGGCCAATCTGCTGGCGCAGCGCGACTTTGCAAACCTTGCGCACAACGACATTGACAACCTGGTTGAAACCGACAGGTTCTGGAAACAGGCGTCGGGCCAATCCGCGATTTCTGATTCGTGGCTGAATCAGGCTGTCGATTGGATGACGCCGGATGTGTTCAAGGCGAGCCTGACTACGGGCTATGCCAGGGCAGCTGCTCAGGATGAAATCAAGCCGATGGCAACGGCCGTGTACAAGCGCCTGTTGTCGGGTGGAACCGCAAATGGTCTTTCTGATTCCGAAGAACAGCAGCTTCGCGTGCGGTATCGCGAACTAAACGAGCTTCAGCAGTCCATTTCGGGACTTGAATCCAAGGCATCGGGATGGCTTACGGAGCCGACGTATTTCGCTTCGCAAATGGCAATGTCGCTTCCGAACGTTGCGCGCTACGCCGAAATGGGTGCCATCGTCGGTGGTGGAATTGGTGCGGTCGGAGGCGTTGGCATTCTTGACTGGGCAACTATTCCGGTTGGCATGGCTGCTGGCGCAACCGCCGGTGCAACAACCGGGTTCTTTATGGATTCTTTTGAATCCAATGCCGGAGAGATTTACTTTCAGTTGCGCGACAAGGGGTATTCCCGCGATCAGGCGTATTACACCGCGCTGACATCGGGCGCACTGATTGCTGCCATTGACGTTGGTGTTTTGAGATATGCGTCAAGATTTACAGGCAGCGCCGTAAGCAAGGCGCTTGGCAATGCGGTGATGTCGCAGACAATGGAGCGATTTGGTCTGCGAGCCGCAGAGAAGGCTGTCACCGGAACCACGGCGCAGGCGGCAAAGCGCACGTTCGGCCGCGCTGTTGCCGAAACCGGATTGGAAGCAGCAAAGGCAACGCTTGCAGAGGCTGGCGGCGAAACGCTTCAGGACGTGGTGCAGTACTCCGCAGAGGTTGCCGCATACAACCTGACGCCGGAAGAGATGCGCAAGGCGCTGGAGTCGCCGGAAAGCCTCGCGAACGCTGCGAGTGGTTGGGTGGATACGTTCCTCAAGACGGCGCAGGGAACATGGGTGTTCCAGATCCCTGGCATGGCAGCGCATGTCACTCACGCGCGAAAGCAGTTGCGCCAGGCCCAGCGGTCTGCCGCGCTGATTGAGCGCGTGGCCACGCTGTCTGATTCTAGCAAGCTGAAGCAAACCAGCCCGCAGGCGTATGAGACTGCGATTGAAACGCTGGCGCAGGGCAGCGGTGCTGAGACGATCTATGTCGATGGTGGCGTTGCCCGCAACATGCTGATGCAAGCCAACATCAGCGGCGAGCAGCTGGACGCGATTGTTCCCGGCCTTGCAACGCAGATTTCGGAAGCGGCGGAGCTGGGTGCCGATGTCCAGATTCCCATTTCCAAGTTTGCGTCCAGCATGGCTGGCACGCCAATCGATTCGGCCCTGCGACCCTACATGCGCTTGTCCCCATCCGAGAGGACGGCGACCGAGATGCAGTTTGAGTCGCAGTTGATCCGGGCGATGGTCGAGGAGACGGAGGACGCTTCTGCCGCCAAGATTGCCAAAACGCGCGAGTTTGCCGAATCGGCGGGACAGGTGCAGCAGAAGGTGTTTGCCGATCTGTGGAACACTGGGCGGTATAGCCGAGAGAACGCACGCACGAACGCTGTGTTGGCGATGCGGTGGTATTCCACGATGGCCGGCAGGATGGGAATGACGCCCGGGCAGCTGTATGAGCAGGTGCCATATCGCACCATTCGCGATGCCGCTGAGATGCCGGCGACGGTTGCGCCGATGTCAATGGCCGCCCTGTCTCCCGAACAGGTTGACACGCTTACGGTTGCCACCGATGCGGTCGAACAGGAATTGAAGTCTGAAGGGTTCACGAACGTTTCCGAAGAACGATTCCAGTTCATCAATGACCGGATCGCTGGCGTCCGAAAGGCCGTCAAGAACAACAACGTTAGGGATCTTGAATCCGAAGCGGCGATGATCCGCGAGGACATTCAGAAGCGTGGCGCCAATGCTCCGATGGAGAAGTTGGCTGCTGATGTTGAAGCGAGGGTTGAGGAAGCGAAGGGCCGGAGGTCGCAGGATCCGCTTGAGCAGGCATCGCAATTTGATCCGGCGGGCAGTCGCAAGTTAGACACGCCGGAGTTCAAGGCGTGGTTTCGTGACAGCACGATGGTCAATCGCGATGGCAGTCCTCAGATTCTCTATCACGGGACCGAGCGCGATTTCTCTGAATTCAGGGTTGGCGAACGCGCCAGGTTTGGTCGCGGAATCTACTTTGCGGATACCGCGCAAATTGCAAGTCACTTTGGCCGCGTTCTGTATCCGGTGTATCTGTCTATTCAGAACCCGCTGCGAACAAGCGATGCAACATGGGAGCGAGACATCACCAAGGCGCTGGGAATCAGCGTTGACGAATATTTGAAGCAGCGTGACACGCTGGATGTTTCTGCCAAGCTGAAGGAACGCGGGTATGACGGGATTGTGGTTGGCGGTCGCGGCAATCAAATTGTTGTTGCGTTTGATCCAACGGACGTGAAGTCCGTCTACAACCGTGGCACCTGGTCGCGCCAGACGCCCAACATTCTTGAGCAGGCCAATCGCGACATCATTGCGAGCGTCGATGCAGAAATTGGTAGCGTCATGGATGCTGCCAAAGAAGCGAGTCGTGCGGCCGGAAAGTCACGGAGCAAGGACACGCAAGCCGCCGCGCACAAGGCCAAGCGGAAGTGGATTGTTGCTAATCCAGCACGATACGCGGAATACCAACGCGCGCAAGAAATGGAACGGTTGGAGAACGATCGCGTTCGCGAAGCAGCCGCTTCGGCATTGGCAAGCAAAATCGACAAATCCCTTAAGACTGCGGCTAAAACGCTTACTGATGCCGGATTCGTGTTGGATTACGAATCACCTGCGCCAAGCAAGTCCAGGTATTACCGCAAGGGAAACACGCTGATTCGCTTGTCCGATCACGAGATTCCGGTAACACCGGAGCGAGCAGCGGCGCGTGAAGCTGGCATACAAGTTCCATACCGAGACTTTGTATTTGATGGAACGAACATCGATGCAGAATTACTGCAAGATTTGGAATCGTTTGCTGCGCGCGCGACGCCCAACATACTTGAGCAGGCTGCGCGCATCGACGCCGACTACATGGCAGCCGTTGAGCGCGGCGACATGGAAACGGCGCAGCGGATGGTGGACGAGGCGGCATTTGAAGCTGGATACGACATCGCCGTAGAACACCAAACCAACAAGTTGTTCACGGAGTTCCGTGCTGGCGAATTTGGTTTCCATGTTGGAACTGGAATACCTCCGGGAATGCTTGGGCAGACCACAATGAAGTTGCGGGCGAAAATTGAAAACCCGCTGCGAATACCGGATCTTGGTGTCTGGTCTGCGGAACGTGTTGTGTATTCGTTGTCGGAGGACATGATTACTGACGGACAAAGAGCGGAATTGCTTGATGAAATCCCGGAAGAAATGCGCACTGGCGTACCGGAAAGCGAAGACATGTTTGCGTATTACGAGGCTCTTGCTCCGATACGAGAGTTTCTGAAGGATGCCGGATATGACGGGATCGTCTATCGCAATGAAGCAGAGGGCCGCAATGATTCATTCATCGCGTTTGACCCAGAACAGTTGAAGTCCGCCGAAACCGTGACCCGCGACGAAGCCGGCAACGTCGTGCCGCTGTCCCGCCGCTTCGACATCACCAGCCCGAGGATTTTTGAGCAGGCGCAGGTGCCGGCATCGTTCTATTCCGCACTTGGCCGTGCCATTGATGGCATCGACATCAAGAGTGCAAGCGCGTCCGGCTGGAAGGAACGCCTCAAGGGTCTTGTCAACAAGGGCGACATCAAGCAGGACGAGCTGACCTGGAGTGGTCTTGAGGATTGGCTATCGCTTCCGCGTGAAGGCAAGATTACGAAGGATGAGGTTGCCGACTTCCTGAAGAACAATGGCGTGCGGGTGGAACGTGTCGCAATGGGATCAAGTCCCGCCGACCTTCTAGAATTGCGTAATGCTTTGGCACGTGCAGAAGATGCGCATGATGCAGCGCGAGCAAGAGAAGATGCAGCAGATCGCGGCAATGATGAAGCCGAGGCACTAGCAGCCACAGAAGCAGCAAACCAAACTCGCCGGGCTGTCGTGCGTGCAGAACTTGCTCTCAAGGATGCTGAAAAAACCAAGTACGCCCAATACACGCTTCCAGGCGGCACGAACTACCGCGAGGTGCTGCTGACGCTGCCGCGGATTCCGCAGGATGCGTTCGGAAGATATCTGCGCGAGATGCAGGACAAGTATGGCGAAAATTATGTCGCCAACATGACCGAAGCAGAATCGGCCAGATTGGATGAACTTCGGAAGGAACCTGCCGGGTTTAGATCACAGCACTGGACGCAACCCAACGTCGTTGCTCACCTCCGCATGAACGACCGCGTGGATGCGGATGGCAAGCGCGTCCTGTTCGTGGAGGAGATCCAGAGCGATTGGGCGCAGGCTGGGCGGAAAAGGGGATTTGCCCAACCGTTGCTCAAAGAACTTCCTGAAGGAACGCTGTTTTTCAACAAGGGTGAATTTGAACTAGTTCCAACGGCTGCGGTTGTGCAACTTCCAAGAAATATTGATGGCAGAAGTTTGTTTTACGGCGAAACAATCGAAGAAGCCACGCAGGCGGCACTTTCGGCAACAAAACCCGGAACGGTGGCACTTGCTCCTTTTGTCGAAACGACCGAAGGCTGGCTGAACCTTGCTTTGAAACAGGTCATGCTTGAGGCCGTGAACGGCGGCTATGACCGCGTTGCGTTTGTCAGCGGAGAGCAAAGCGCGAATCGGTATGACCTGACAAAGAGCGTGTCGGTGGTGTCCGCAAACAAGCAAGCCGATGGCAGGTATTGGACATACATTGAGGGAATCGATGGAGCGCCGTTGTTTCGAAACCGCAATGGTTTCAATGAGGCCGGTTTCAAAACGATGACCGCGGACGAGTTGGAAGAAACGGTTGGAAAGGAAATCGCGCAACAACTAATTGAAGGAAAGCCAAACCAGCAGGGGTGGGTCGATGTTCGCGGCGACAACCTGCGCGTCGGCGGCGAGGGCATGAAGGCGTTCTACGACAAGATCGTGCCGGCAGCCGTGAACAAGCTGCTCAAGAAGGTGGGCGGCGACAGACTTGGCGATATGGTGCTGGTTGGCGAGCGCCGCGTCACCAATGATGAAATCATGGCTGCCGAGCGCCGTGGCGACTTTGCGGAAGCGGAGCGGCTCACGGCGATCATGGAACGGCAGGAACTTGGCCGAGGAGAATCGACTGCTGGGCAACCCATTGAGCAGCAGCAGCTTGGGTTTGATGTCACCAACGCCATGCGCGAAAAGGTGGCATCTGGACTGCCGCTGTTCCAGGCTGCCGACGCCGGAGCTCGTGGCGGATTCGATCCCAGCCGACTGACCACGATCCTGAATCAGAAGTCGGATCTGTCTACGTGGCTGCACGAAACGGCGCACTTCTTTATGACGGCTATGTCGCAGATGGCCGCGCAGCCAAATGCAACGGCCGAGATTCGCGCGGACATGGACGAGGTGCTGAAGTGGTATGGCATCGCCGGCGCCACCCCGGAGCGGCGCCTGTCGAATTGGAATGCGATGTCTGTGGACGGGCAGCGCAAGTACCACGAACAGTGGGCCTACAACTTTGAGATTTACCTGTCCGAAGGCAAGGCGCCTAGCGTCGAACTGCAAGGCGTGTTTGATCGCTTTGCCGCTTGGCTGCGTGGCGTTTACAAGTCCATCAGGGATGACCTGAACGCCATTTACCGCCGCGAGTTCGGTTCTGATCTTCCGATCCTGACTGGCGAAGTTCGTCAGGTCATGGATCGAATGCTGGCAACCGAGGAGCAGATCAAGCTTGCGCGCGAGGTGAACATGGCCAAGGCTTTGTTCACGGGCAGGCCGGAGGGCATGTCTGACGCGGAGTGGGCGGCGTATCAGGCGATGGCCGAGGAGGACGAGAACGCGGCGATTGCGTCGATGACGCAGGCCAGCATGAAGTCGATGGAATGGCTGTCGGGCGCGCGAAGCCGGTTGCTGAAGGAACTGCAACTCAAGCACGACAAGACGCGCAAGGAAGTGCGTGATCGGTTGAGCAAGCAGGCCCGCATGGAACCCGTGTACCGGGCGCTTGCGTTCTTCAAAACCGGCAAGCTTGAGAATCCCGATGGAACGGTTGTCACGTCGGAGAAGGGCTATCGACTGAACAAGGCTGGGGTCATGGCGATTCTTGACGCGCAGCAGGCGATGACGGGCGCCCCGGGCAAAGAGGTGATGTTGCCGACGTTCATTGATCCGCTGAAGTTGCCCAAGGTCATCATGGCCGAGGATGGGATGGATCCGGCTATGGCTGCCGAGATGCTGGGATTCCCGAGCGCCAATCAAATGCTGTTGGCCATTGCCAATGCCAAGCCGCTGGCCGAGGAGGTGGACGCCAGAACGGACGCCGAAATGGTCAGGACGCACAGCGAGCTGGCGACCCCGGAGGGCCGAGAGAAGGAAGTGCAGAAGGCCCTGCACGTCGAGACGCGCGAGCGGATGATCGGCGTGGAGCTGCGGTTCTTGGCCAAGGCCACCCAGCCTGTGCGTGTGTTTGTTGAGGCCGCTAAGCGGGCTGCGCAAGAAATTCTGGGCCGGCGACTGGTCAAGGACGTGAACCCCAGCGAGTTCGTGGCTGCCGAAGCCCGGGCGGCCCGGGAGGCTGGGATGTCCCTTGAAAGCCTCCAGACCGCGCAGGAAGCCTCTGAGCGCGCTTACAAGGGCGAGTACGCCAAGCAGGTGGCCGATGGCGCCGACGCAGCCACGGCCGATCTACGGGCTTCTGGCAAGGCGCGCCAGGCCGAGAGTGAGGCCCAGCAGCGAATTGACCAGTTCAAGGCTAAGTATGGCGACGCAACCCCTGACCAGATCACGATTAGGGCAACGCGCCAGCGACTGCTTCAAAACCAGTTGGCCAAACTGGCCATTTCAGTCCGCGATGAAATTGACGATGGCGTGAGGTACATGCGCAAGGTCATGCGGGACAAGAACGTCAAGGCGATGGGCGCCGACGCCGCAGACCAGATTGCTGGCCTGTTGGCGGCGGTGGATATCCGGCCGATGACGCTGGCGGAATCCAACAGGAAGGCTGCGTTTGCGACATGGATTCAATCCCAGGTCAACGCTGGTATCGAACCGGACATCGACGAAGAGTTGATTCGCGAAGGTTTCAGGACTCCGTATCGGAATCTGACCGTGGAGCAGTTCCGGAACTTGGTGTCCGCAATCGAGCAGATCGAATACATCGGCAAGAACGAGAACAAGATCCTTGCAGCAAAGCGCAAGGCCGATTTCCAAGCGGAGCTGGATGTCATCAACAACAACATCCGCGCCAACGCAGGCAAACGAAAGGTGCTGGCGCGCGAAGCCAACACGCCGATGCAGGCGGCCAAGAAAAAGGTTGTGCGGTTCCACGCATCGATGCTGACTGCCCAGACCGTCGTGCGAATCCTTGATGGTGGCAGGGATGGCGGTCCCCTGTGGAACTATTTGATCCGACCGATGAATGAGGCTGGCGACCGACGAACAGAAATGGTCGCAGATGCAACCAAGAAGTTGACTGCCATCATCAATCCATTCCTGAACACCGGGGCCATGACTGGCCAGACACTTCAATTCCCCGGCATCAACAGGCCGCTGACTTTGGAGAATCGGTTTGTGATCGCGCTCAACATGGGCAACGCTGGCAACATCCAGAGATTGCTGGATGGCGAGGGATGGACGATGGACACGATTCGTCCTGTCCTTGAATCCCTCACCGAAGATCAGTGGAACGCGGTGCAGGAAGTGTGGAACTTCCTTGAGACGTATCGCCCCATGTTCGCTGAACGCGAGCGCCGGTTGATCGGTCGCGAACCGCAGTGGGTTGAGCCGCAGGCGCTGACGGTCAAGACGGCGGATGGCAAAGAAGTGACGCTGAAGGGCGGCTACTACCCAGCCAAATACGACCTGGATGCCAACGCAATGTCGGAGAATTTGGATGCGCAGCAGCAGGCGGAACAGCAGATGAGTGCTGCCCGAATGACGCCAGCAACGCAAAATGGCGGCCTGAAGAAACGAGCAAAGCAGGTCAAGGGACGCCCGGTCACCCTGAAGCTCAATGCATTGTATTCGCGCGTGGACGAGATGATCCACGACCTGTGCTATCGCGAGGTCATCATCGACGCCAACCGTCTGATGAATTCTTCATTCAACAGCACGGTGCGCGAAACCTACGGCCCTGAATACGCGCGCGTTCTGAAGGACTACATCGCTGATGTTGCCGTTGGCGAGCGCATTCCAAACGACGCCGTGGACATGCTTGTGAATTTCATCCGCCGAGGCCGAAGCGCGGCTTCGCTGGGCTTGAACATCTTCAACACCATTCAGAACCTGACTGGCATCTCAAACTCTTGGGAACGCATCGGCGGAAAGTGGCTGCTAAACGGAACGATGCAGTTTGCAGCGCACCCGCTCACGATGATTGAGCGTGTGTATGAAAAGTCCAGCCTGATGAAGAATCGTGGTCGGACCAGCCTGATGAACCTGAACGAGATCAGGAACATGGTCGAAGGCCAGAGCAGCACGATGCGGCAGATGGAAATTTCAACGTACTTCCTCCAGCAGCAGACGCAGCGCGTGGTGGACATGTGTACTTGGTTGGGTCAGTACACCAAGGGTCTTGCTGAGGGACACACGGAAGAACAGGCGGTTGCAATGGCGGATCAGGCCGTGATCGACTCGCAGGGATCCGGCATGGTCAAGGATCTGCCTTCTGCCATGCGTGGCCCCGGCAAGAAGAAAATCCTGTCCATGTTCTACGGGTTCTTCAACAGCACCTACAACCTGCTTGCCGCCAAGCACATGACAAACAAGAATCTGGGCGAACTGGCGGCCACCTACTTCCGAGTCATCATTGTGCCGGCAACGATCTCTTACATTTTGAAGCAGCTGTTGACGCCGAGCATCGCAGACGATGACAAGGATGCCGAGCAGATTGCAAAGGAACTGGCCGCTGAAAACTTGGCGTATTTGATGAACACGGTCCTTGGGGTGCGCGAGTTTGCGCAATTGTCGCGCACGGTGTTTGATGCAGAAGATCGACCGATCACCTATGGTGGCCCGGTTTCCTTCAGCGCGATTGGCGATGGCTACAGGCTAATCAACCAGATCAAGCAGGGCGAGCTGGATGCGGCGTTCCGCCGATCCATGCTCAACGTGCTGGGTTGGGGAACTGGTCTTCCGACAACGCAAATGAACCGCACCATCGACGGCATCACCGCGCTGTATGAGGGCGAAACCACCAGCCCGCTGGCGCCCGTGTTTGGTGTCCGAAAGCATTGACGAGGTATCCGTAACGAGGTACGGCATCCGTAAGTTTTGAGAACTATCCCGGAGCAAACGCATGACGATCAATTCGACCACCCGAACTGCTGGACCCTTCATCGGTAACGGGACGGCTTCCGTCTTTCCGTTCACGTTCAAGGTGTTCCAGGCTTCGGATCTGGATGTCATCAAGCTGACGATCAGCACTGGCGTCGAGTCCACGCTCGTGCTGACTACTGATTACACCGTCAGCCTGAACGGCGATCAGAACAGCAACCCCGGCGGCAACGTGACCTTGACTGCCGGCGCGCTGGCGGCTGGTTACACGCTGACGATCACCTCCGACATCGCCAACCTCCAGCCCACGGACCTGACGAATCAGGGTGGGTTTTATCCCGAGGTCATTACTGATTCACTTGACCGGGCCACGATCCAGATTCAGCAGATGGCCGAAAACATAGGCCGAAGCATCAAGGCTCCTGTGTCGGACGGTTCTGTGAACATGGAGCTGCCTGCGACATCCAACCGGGCCAGCAAGTACTTGGTCTTTGATGCGAATGGACTACCGTCGGTATCGTCTGGTAGTGGAACGGACACGGCACTTCGCGCTGATCTTGCAAATTCAACCGTTGCTTTGGCTGGATCAAGCCTTGTTGGATTTCGCGCAAGCAGCGCATCTTCAACGGCACGCACGGTCTTGGACAAGCTCCGCGATTCCGTCAGCGTCAAGGACTTCGGAGCGGTTGGTGACGGTGTAGCCGATGACACGGCGGCCATCAATGCGGCGTTGCTGGCAAGTCCAGCGGTGTTCCTGCCCACTGGAACCTACAAGACAACGGCACCCATCACGCTGAATGACAGCAACATTCTTGTCGGCGCCGGGATCACCTCAATCATCAAGAACACTACTGGCTCATCCGTGATTCGATCCGTTACGCCGACCGGCGCCAGGATCTATCACGTCGGCGGTGGCAACTTCAAAATTGAGGGCAACACGTCTGGCGCAGCGGCTGGCAGCATCGGCTTGGACATGCAGAACGTGACGTATGCAAGCTGGACTGACGTGTGGATCAATTACGTCGAAACCGCGATCAGACACGGTAACGGGTATCCGTCGTACTACAACGACTATTTCACCTGCACGATCACGTCCTGCACAACTGGTATCGACAACTCCAGCGGCGGAAACGAGAATCGATTCACGGCCATGCGGATTGGTGCCACTACGGGAACCAAGGATCAAGCGTGCAGCTCAAACACGTACCTTGCGTGCGCCGTTGAGGGATTCACTACCGGACATCAGATCACCGGAACAACGGCAACGGCGATTCGCTACATCGGCAGCCGACTTGAATCCATTGTCGGCGGAGCAGTCGGAATCGACATCAATGCCGTTGCTGCGCAAACGCAAATTGTTGCCCCGTATTTCAGCGTGGCGACAAACATTGCGGATGCTGGATCCAGTGGCGCAACCGTTCTGTATTCGGACGAATTCAAGATCAACTCTGGAACCGCAGCGCAACGTCATGTGGTTTCCAAGGTAGTCAAATCGATTGCATCTCTCGCGCCGCTCACGTGCCGGCAGGAACAATTCACCGTTTCGTCCCTTGGTGGTGGACTGGCAAATCGAGACATCGTTTCGTTTACCGCTCCTATTTCGTGGCCAGCAAAGGTTATTGCCGGACCAGTCATCAATGGCGGCGCGGGCATCGTCTATGTGAATCTGTACAACACTGATACGGTCAATACCGTCAACTTCACGGCGGGCGAAACGTATCTGTTTGATTCCTGGCGTTACGCATGATCCGGTCGCATGGCGGCATCTTCGGGCGCAACCCTGCGTTTCAAGATGTTGACGTTCAGGGCGATCTAACGGTTGCTGGCACGGCGTCGTTTGGCACGGCAGCATTCACAAATGTCACCATCACTGGTGATCTGTCGGCGTCCACCATTGGATTGACTACGCCAGGCTGGGCCGCGTTCACCAACATTGATATCCCGTCGGGTTCAATCGGGGATATCCAGATGGTTGGTGCCGGCGTTCGGATGGCCGTGGACAGTGCGAACAACACCATCAGCATCGGAGATGTCACGGGGTCAGGCGCATCAACCGAAATTGTCATCAACGACGATACCCAAACAATCACATTGTCGGGCGCACTCAATGCCGGTGCTGTTACGGCATCTACCGTCAATCTGCTGGCATTCAAGGCAACGCAAGGGAACAACATTGCGATTGGAACGTTGGCTGGAGATGCGCTTGCCAGCGGAGCTACTGACAACATCTTGATGGGCACTGGTGCTGGCGACGTGATTTCCACGGGTGATCGAAATGTTGCGCTTGGCAGCAACGCGCTTGGTGCAGCAACGACTGCTCAGGATTGCGTTGGAATTGGAACGAACGCATTGTTGTTGAACACGACGAGCAGTACGGTTGCAATCGGATCATATTCACTTGATGCACTGACAACTGGAACCAACAACATTGCGATTGGAACCAATGCGGCGACGGCATTGAACACTGGCACTACCAACGTGGCGATTGGTAACGAGGCGCTGCGTACAGCAACAACAATCAACACGCATGTTGCGATTGGATATGCGTCGCTCTATTCCAAAACTTCAACTGGCGATGCAAACGTTGGAGTTGGCGCGTACTCGCTATATCGGGTGACTACTGGCAGCTTGAACACTGCGGTTGGACATCAAGCACTGGTCGGTGGCGCTGCTGGTCCAAACACTCACGTTGCCAACACTGCGATTGGATTCAACAGCATGGCCGGTTGTACGTCTGGTTCGTACAACTCTGGCATTGGACTCAGTTCGTTGTTCAGCCTGACAACGGGACAGCAGAACACGGCGGTCGGTACGGAATCGCTGTACTCAATTACGACCACCAACGACAATACGGCCATTGGTCAACTTGCCCTGCGCAACGTGACCAATGGCACCGGAAACGTTGCTATTGGAATCAATGCTGCTAGGTACAAGACCACCAGCAATACCAACCACACGTTGACTGGCGACTACAACGTGTACATCGGTCCCCAAGTCAGAGCGAGCGGCGATAGTGTCACGAATGAATTGGTCATCAGCGGGTATCAGGGTATTGGTCTGGGTAGCAACACAAGCGTGATTGGGAACAGCAGTGCGCTTGCATATCGAATTTTTGGTGTGGGTTCAACGGGTCAGACCGCGCCAACAATTGCAAGCGCCGCGACGATTGCGCCTACAACGTCCATCGTGTTTATCTCTGGAACGACCCAGATCAACACGATCACCGCGCCGACGCTGATTACGGGAACCGGAGGCCAGATCACTTTGATTCCTACTGGCCTGTGGACTACCGGAACTACTGGCAACATTGCCCTTGCATCGATTGCGGTGGTCAGTCGTGCCCTGATAATGACCTACGACGCCGGCACGGCGAAGTGGTATCCGTCCTACTGACATGAACATTGAACCCGAATATCTGACTGGTCTGGAAGATGTCGCAGCGCAGATGCGATCCATCATGGATGGCTCGTTTGTTCAGGACGCGATCATGCCGGAACCTGTGCCAGCGATCATGGAGCGTCTGGTGGCGCATGTTGAAATCATCGTGCGAATGTATCCCGACGAGAATCTGATCCGGTTTGCCGATGTCGCAAATCAGGGACGCGCCTGGATCTTGGAAGGGAACCGCTGATGCCACTGCAATCCGCTCGTACCGTGACGGCCGCGAATCAATGGACTACGCCGCTGAACCTGATCGGCTGGTTCACGGTCACGATCCGGCGAGCTGACGGGGCGGTGGGATCTTTGGGTGGCACCACTGTCACCGTGCAGCGTTCCGTGGATGGCGGCGCGTCCTATCAGGACGTGGATCGCTGGACCAAGACGAGCGAGGATATCGGCTTTGAGGCAGATCAGGCCCTTTACACTATCGGGGTCAAGACGGGCGAATACGCGACCAGCGTATATGTCGGGTTCACATTTGTCGGCAGCGTGCGAGCATAGGAGATCGGAATGGATCAGCAGATCATCAACTGGGTGTTTGGCGTCGCGTGCGCGGCAACGGGCTGGGTAATGAAGGTTCTGTGGGATGCCGTGAGCGATCTCAAGCGCGACATGCGCCAGATTGAGCGTGACCTGCCAGGGATCTATGTTCGCCGCGACGATTTCCGGGATGCGGTTCGCGAGCTGAAGGCCGACATGCAGCACGGCTTTGACAAGGTTGAGGCTGCTCTGGGCGCGCTGTCGGAACGATTAGACAAGCAGCAGGATCACAGGGAATGACCCGTGTTGCCGCCTTGGCCTGCGCTTTGGTGCTGGGCTGCAATCCTGTTCAACGGATCGCACTCAATACGAACGAGATCAGCGCGCAAGCGCAGGCATTGTCCGATCATGGGCGGCATGTGGGGGACGCGGTTGTCGTTGACCGATCCACGAAAATCCTTGAACTGGCGGCGGACATTCATGCGACGCTTCCGGACGTTGAGGCGCGCACGCCGGCGTGGATGAGCATGCTGATGTGGCTGGCCGGCGCCGTGGTTGCCGTAGCAGTGTGCATCATCCTGTGGCAAACCGGGATTGGTCGAACGATCAAGGTGCTGCTGGGCTGGATCCCTGCGCCTATTGAACGCGAGGCCAAGTTGCTCAAGGATGTGATGGACCCCAATCGTCAGGAGGATCTGCGGGAATTCGTGGCGGCCCGCAGGGCTAGTTCGCCGTTGTTTGATTTGGCCTGGCGCAAGGCGAACGACAATCCAGCCGCTACACAGGAGACGCAACATGATGATGCTCGCTGACTTTTCGTCCTTCCTCGGCTCGCTCTGGTTCGCCGGCCTGGCCTTCGTGGTCGGGCTTGGTGCGGGTTACGTTCTGCGCAGCAAGAAGCAGCTCTGATCGCACCCGGGCTGAAATCAAGAACCCCCCGCTGTCGGAGCCGGGGGGTTCTTTGTTTTCAATCACGCCGTGGTTCAGGTGGGAACTCTGCGCTTGTGTTTGCGCTCCCATTCAACGATGTCATCCAAGTCGTAGACCACGCGCGCGCGTGATCCGTCTCCGATCTTGACATAGGGCGGACCCTCGTTGTCGGCGCGCCAGCGCCGGATGGTGTAGGGTGCGACACCGTACCGCCGTGCCAAGTCTGCGGTTGAGAGCATCACCTTACTCATCTGCGTTCACCTCCACGGTTTCAACCTGCTCGGCTTCGGCGGCCTCGGGCTGTGGCTCCGGCTGCGCAGCCTTGGCCGCCATGGTGCGCCGGAGACGGCTTGTGGGGCGTTCCTGCGCCGGAGGCTCCGGCAGGGCAGGCTGCACGCTTGCGTCGATCCTGACGGCTCCTGCTGCGTCCTGACTGATTCCGGTCGCCTCGTTATCAGAATCCAGCACGCGATCAATATCCGTGCTGCTGGGCAGGCGCTTAGCCAACCGGCGGATCACCGTTTTGCGCGCCATCTCGGACCAGTCCGTAACCCAAGGTCCAGTCTGCCCAGATCGGCTGCGCTTGCGAATCGCTTCGACCTGGCCAACCGACATCACCTCGCGGTAGATGCCGCCATCCTTGGTCTTGGCAATGGCGTACACGGCCACCGGCCTGCCGCGATCCTCATCCAAGCACGGCTTGTGGATGATTCGCTCATCGTCACCCAGCGCGTAGTCGAACGTATCCGCGTCGTAGACCACGTTTGCGCTGATCGACAGCAGCTCCCCGCTGTTGCGCAACTTCTTCAGGATGCCTCCGATCATCGGCATGTACTGAAGTGCCATTCCGTCCTTGCCCTTGAACGGAACCAACGCAGCCTCGCGACCGTCGAGAAGCAGTCCATCCTGCGCAGCCTTCATGCACGCACCCAGCAGGCTGCGGCGGTCAGCGTCGAGGAACTTGGGGTTCATCTGCACGACCGTCACCACCGTGCGGATGAACCGCTCGACGGGAATTTGCGGAGGCAGCGCCGCAGCAAACTCTGGCTGCATTCGCGTGAGCGTGGAACGGAACGAATCGATGGGAGTGATTGCAGTTGTCATGTGTCAGTCCCCTTTCTTGGGAGTGAATCGGAAGTTGCGATAGCCCTGGCGCGCACCCACGTAGGTGCCGACCATTTCCTGAGTAACCAGTGTGCCTTGCGACGGCTTCGTCATTCCGCACGAAATGATTCCGACGTCGCTCTTGACCTTGGATGCGGTGCCGATGCGAGCAAGCAGATCGGCCTTCGTCGCTTGCTTCAACTCTTCCATGCTGGCGGCCTCGCGGCTGACGAATTCGTATTGCCGGATCAGGTCGGTGAGTTGCGCGTCTGCCTCAATCACCTCGCCCTCGTTCGCGTTGGCATGCAGGCGCTTGATTACAAAATCCGCGTCGCGGGTGTAATCGGCTGACGGCGCCTTGCCTGCGGCGACGGATGACCAGAACGCATTTACGCGCTCGCGCAGCGTCGCACCGATTTCCGCATCACGCTCGCGTCGAACCCATCGGACCCTGTTGCCGCCGACCAACGCGATCAGGATGCAGAACGGCTCATCAGCCACCTCCATCTGGTGCTGCATCTGAAGTTCGATGTGTTCCGGCGCCTCCAGCGTGGTGCCGTCATCAATCCACTTCTGTGCAAACTGCACGGCATCCACGTTCTTGACTTCGATCAGGCCGCCGGCCACAAGCGAATAGTCGAACGAAGATCCCATGAGCAGATGCGGAATGCGCATGTAGTAGTTGGCTGGCTGGATGTTCCAGCCCTCGTCGGCCGCGACGCCCTGCGCAATGACTGCTTCCAGTCTCTTGCCCCAGGTCATGCGCTCGTTCTCCTGAATGCGCACGATTTCTGCGTTGGCCTTGCGGTGCCACAGCTCAAACTCGGTCATGTATGGCGACAGACCGAACAACGCGCTGACCTCCGTGGACGTCACGTCCTTTGCGCGTTGTTCCAGCCACGCCTGTTCTGATGTGCGTTCAATACGTTCACGATCCATGTTGTCCCTTTCGGATTGCCTCGCGGAATTGCGAGGTGTTGCCAAGATAGCAACACACCTTGCGGCGTCAAGTGGGGATAGGTGGGGAAGTTGACGAAATGTCAACGGGCGATAAGATCGGGGAGATGAACCCAGCGGAGGTTGTCATTGCACGATTTGGAGGCGTCAGGCCCGCAGCCAGGGCGCTTAGGCGGGATCCGTCCGGGATCTGCCGCTGGCGCGAGCGTGGCGCGGTGCCGTCATCCGCGCAGAAACTCGTGCTGAAAACCGCAAAGGCCATGCGCATTCGCATTACTGCGGAGGAACTGATATATGGCGCAGCTCGCTGAAATCCTGCTGCCATGGCCGGAACCCCGGCTGTCGCCAAATACCCGGCAGCATCACATGGTGCTGGCCTCCGCCAAGGCCGCGTACTTTGCCGTGTGCCGCTCCGCTACCAGCGAGCAGATCGCGTGGGATGCCGTGCCTTCGCAGCGTCGGCTGACACTGCACATCACATTTCACCCGCCCACGAAACGGCGGTACGACCTAGATAATCTGTACGCGCGCATGAAATCCGGGATCGATGGCTTATGCGCGGCCCTGCAAATTGACGATTCACAGTTTGAGGAAACCACCCTTCGGCGCGCGGATAAGCAGCAGGGCGGAGCCGTGATAATCAAAGTGAGGGAACTGTGAAGCCAGAGATCATTCAGAAACTTGTGGATCGGATCGAATCGCTCACCGGAGAGGATCCGTTCTACACGATGATTACGCGCGACGAGATCACGCTGCTGGTTCACCTGGCAGATTCGTGGGCTTCGCGCGTCGATGCGCTAGAGAAGCGCAACATTGATCTGTTAGGCAAGATCCGCGTTGGCGACGAGCTGGCGCGGAAATTAGATGCGGACAAGAAATCGCTCGTATGCGAGCGAAATGCGTTGCGTCGTTTGTATTGCGAATCAGAGGCGAAGCGCCGGCGGTGTTCGCCGGAAACTGTCGCCGTCAGTCACCGCTGGTTGAAACTGTACCCAGCGTCCATTTGAAAGGGACTCACATGCAGAAGCTGTACGACATCGTTGCGAAGGTTGGTGAATACCAGAGCAAGGACGGGGAAACCAAGGCCAAGTGGCAGACCGTTGGCGCGCTGTTGGAGGGCGAAAAGGGGCCGTTCCTGATGCTTGCGAAGTGGTTCAACCCGGCTGGCGTTCCTGACGCTCGCGGCGGCGAGAACATCCTGCTCTCACTGTTCAAGCCAAAGGAACAGGATGGCGACCGCAGCCAGCGCGAGTCGCGCTCGCAGCAGAACGCTGCGCCGGCCGTTGCGCGCGAAGTTCCCAGCGCCAGCAAGACGCGGGCGAAGCAGGCTGCCCCAGCGCCAGCGCCGGTCGCTGGTGACGATGAAATCCCGTTCTAATCGGTTGGGGGACATATGCGCTATTTGAGCGTATGCAGCGGAATTGAAGCTGCAACTGTTGCGTGGCACCACCTTGGGTGGAAACCTGTTGCATTCAGCGAGATCGAACCGTTTCCAAGCGCCGTGTTGGCGCATCGGTTTCCGAATGTGCCGAACTACGGAGACATGACCAAGTTTCAGGAGTGGCCCATTGAACCAAGAACAGTTGACCTTCTTGTGGGCGGAACGCCCTGCCAGTCATTTTCCGTCGCCGGACTCCGCAAGGGGATCAGCGATCCGCGCGGCGGACTCATGCTTACCTATCTTGAGATCGCTCGGCGTTTCCGGCCTAGATGGATTGTGTGGGAAAATGTCCCCGGTGTACTGTCATCGGCAGGAGGACGGGATTTTGGTTCCTTCCTCGGGGCGTTGGGGGAACTGGGGTATGGGTGGGCCTACCGGGTGCTGGACGCTCAATGGTGCAGAACACACGGGCATCCCCGTGCCGTCCCGCAGCGCCGGCGACGTGTGTTCGTTGTCGGATGTCTTGCAGACCCAGCCCGTGCCGCCCAGGTTCTCTTTGAGCGCGAAAGCGTGTGCCGGGATTCTGCGCCGCGCGGAACGCAGGGGCAAGGCGCTGCCGCAGATGCTGAAGCAGGCGCTGGAGCAGGCTTCATCACAAGCCACGACGTAGCGCCGTGCTTGGAAACGACGTGCCACGATTACAGCCGCGCCGATGGTTTTACGATGGTTGCCGGAACGCTTGGCAATCGCGGCTTGCGGTCGCATACCGAGCTTGACGGGCATGGGGCGTATGTGCCTGTCCCGTTCACGAAGTCCAAGCGCGCGCAGTCCACGACGGATGACGAGACATGGGTTGACGGCAAGGTCAATCCGACGCTCTCGCTGTTCGATCAGGGCGATACGCGGGCGACGACGGTGGCGGTAACGCACGCCGTTGCGCCCACAATTACGGCAGCAAACGATCCAAGCAGAAGCCCTCAAAGCAGCGAGGTGACGCAGCAGGTTGCAGCCGTTCATGCGGCAAGCATGACCGTCCGCCGCCTAACCCCGCGCGAGTGTGAGCGGCTACAGGGTTTCCCAGACGACTGGACGCTGATCCCGTGGCGCGGCAAGCCGGCAGACCAATGCCCGGACGGGCCGCGATACAAGGCGCTCGGGAACAGCATGGCCGCCAACTGCATGGCGTGGATTGGGGAACGCATTGCAATCGTTGATTTGTTACCATAAGCGAAACGGCCCGCCAGGTGGGGACGGGCCGCTTCTAACCATTACCGCGCCGCTGCAAAGGCGCAGGAGGCTTTGATGAGTGTACAACCCGAGAGCGGTGCGCTCGGCTTCATGCCGTTCTATTACCAGAGGTTCGCGTGGTCTACGCGCGGATGGCCGCCAGAAGCTGCGCTGGCTTACTTGTTCCTGCTGTGCGAGCAATACAGCAACGGCGGCCTGAACCCTGACCCACAGGTGCTGGAGGAGATCGCGCCAGGCACGGTTGCGCATTGGGATCGCATCAAGCGCAAGTTCACCCAATGCTCTGACGGCCTGCTTCGCAATGCGCGATGTGAGGAGTTCAGGGAGAAAGCATTGGCCGCCGGCGACCGCAGGAAGCGTCAGGCCCGCAATGCAGCAGCAATGCGTTGGCAATGCTCGAGCAATGCTGGAGCAATGCTTGAGCAATGCTCGAGCAATGCAGCAGCAATGCTCATCGATGCCAACGATAACGATAACGAGAACGATATCGATAACGAGATCGAAAACCAGAGCGAGAGCAAGAAAACAGAAACGCTCAACGGCTTTGCCGTCGAGCCAGTTTCAGTCCCGGCTGCAAAGCAGCGCCGAGCAGTTATCAGAGCCGAGGTGCTGGAGGAGCTGTGGGGACTGTTCCCGCGAAAGGTGGGCAAGCGAAAGGCGCTGACCCTTCTCGACAAGGCCGTGCGCGAGGTCATGAATGACTTTGAGCAGGACGATCCAGCCGACGCAATCGAATGGATGCGTGAGAAAATCACAGCGATGGCTCAAGCCACGCGCACGCTTGAGACGAAATTCATTCCGCACCCAGCGACCTGGCTTCACCAGGGGCGCTACCTCGACCCAGTGGAGGCAACCTGATGCGACTAGCACGAAACGCGAACACGGCACCAGGCGCGGAATCGCGAGGTGGACGCAATCACTTCAACCCAGCCGCGCCAGTCCGCGACTTGCGCGAGTGTGCAACCATCCTGAACATCACCTACGAGCAGGCGAAGGCCGCGCAGCGATCCGCGTTGGATAAGCTGCGGGAAGCACTGCAAGCATTTCAATACGAAGGGGAACGAGCATGAGCGACATCATCAAGCGACTGCGTGAAGTGCAGCGTGTCAGCACCAGCATTGACGGAGCCGCGATGGCCGGCATTGCAGCAGACATGATCGAAGCGATGGAAGATGAGATCCGGGAACTGCGAAAGGAAGTGTGTTGGCTGGAGTCACTGCGCACTCGCGATTCTGTTCTGGAATCAGGTCGAACGCCTCAAGAAATTGCTGAGGAGCGCGAATGGGACTGCTTCAAGGAGACGCCATGAGCGACGAATCAACACCCGAGAAATGGCGCAGGTGGTGGGAAGCGGCAATTTGGAAGGCACTCATCGTTGCTCGACACGAACGCGACGAAGCACGCCGGGAAGCCTGCCGCTGGATGGCCGAGGCCGAGGGTGGAACTCCGGAGCAACACGCGCAGGAACAGGGATGGGATTGCTTTACCAATCAGACGTTGCCGACCAACCAGGAACCACGGAGCGAATCGACATCACTTCCCGACAACTGTGGCGGAAACGATCCGGAGGATGACGGCGCATGAGAATCGAAACCGCAGCCACGATTCTGGAATACTTCGCCGGCGCCAACTGGGCGCGCGAGGATTCAAAGCGCCACGAAGCAGCGTCGCAAATGCTGGCCGACTGCACGCATGAGGAAATCACGCAAGCCTGCAAGACCATGCGGCAGTCCATCTCACGCAGCGCAATCAAGCCCGAAGAGCTGCTTGGAGAAATCAAGCGCAACCGAAAGAAGGCCAGCAAGGCAACGAAGTTCTGGGAAAGCACCATCGACGGCAACGAGGTCGAAAGGCACCGCGCCGAAATGCGCCGCGATCTCCTGCTCGCACCACGCGAGGTTGTCGCAAAGGGCGTCGCGCATTGTCGAAAGGTTCAGGCGCTGGACGCGGAACCACTAGCACCAGACATCAGCACCTGGTCGAACTTTGAAGTTGGCGTCGTTCACGCAGCAATTTTTATTCTGGAGGAATCAAGTGAAGCACGGAGTTGAACTGACGGATCGTCTGTACGAACACTGGCATCGCACGGGGTTGACCATCGCCGTCGAGGCCGCAGCCGAAATCGGAAGCCTGATCGGAATGGTCACGCTGGCAGAGCAGCGGGAAGCCGAGCTGCGAAAGAACCGCGACAGCCTGGACTATGAGGTGCGCCAGCTGCACGAACTGGTGCGACGCCTGTTTCACGAACGAAACAGCGCACGGCATTCAGCCTGCGAAGCAGTCGCCGCCGGCAGCCGGGGCGCCCTCAGCGTCGAGGACGTCGCGCGTCAGATGGGTTGGAATCTCCGGGAGGCACACGCATGATCCGCAAGACGGCACGCCAGGCGACACGGTGGGACACCCAAGACGAGGCATTCCGGGACAGCAAGGACATGGCCTTCGGCCTGCGCTGGGCGATTCTGGAAATGCTTGAGGAACGGCCATCGACCTGCGACGAGTTGGAACTAGCGTGCAATCGCACCCACCAGTCCGTCAGCGCCGCGATCAACGGACTGATGCGCGACGGCGAAATCAGGGCCGCCGGCACCCGCAAGACCCGTTCCGGCAGGTCGGCCCGGGTATGGGAAATCTGCCCCCGTTACTAAAGCCTGCACAGTATGTTGCCGATAGTGGGATCATGTTGACCACACTCATCGCCATCGTCATCTCGCAGGCCACCCCCACAACTGACAGGCTCCCAAACGCGCTAGAACGGGCTGTGCTGCATTCGTTGCGTCAGGTGGAGTCCGGGGGCCACCCAGACCCAAGGAACGCAACAGGGGACAACGGCAGGGCCATCGGGCCATACCAGATCCACCGTCAGTATTGGCAAGACGCATTGCAATTTAGGCCCAGCCTAGGCGGAACCTACGAGAGCTGCCGCGAAACCGCGTACGCCGAGCAAGTCATCCTGGCCTACTGGGATCGTTACGCGACCCCAGCCATCAAGACCTACGCCAAGTTCCATACCCTCGACCGCCTGGCCACCGCCGAAATCCTCGCACGCATCCACAACGGCGGACCAGCGGGAAACTCAAATCCAAAAACCTTCGCATACTGGTTGCGCGTCAAGCAGCATCTGCGCTAGACTCAACCAACAGTCCCCCGGAAGCGCACCCCCGTAGACCAATAGGTCCGGGGGTGCGTTGTTTTTATTTCCTTATAGCCCGCACAATACGCATTATGCCGAACGACAAATTCGTTCTCGTTGCACTCAACGAACGCGGATATCGCATCGGCCAGACGCACCACAACTCCAAAGTGCCAGACGAAATCATCAGCAAGATCCGGGATCTGCACGAATACCATCGAATCGGATACCGGCGCCTTGCCCGTATGTTCAACCTCAAGCGCGCCTTCATCCAAAAGGTTTGCAACTATGCGATCAGAGCGCAAATCCCAGCCCGATACGCCAGAATCCAAGCCTGCGCGTAAACCCGGACGCCCACCCACCCCAGTTCCACAGCATTTGGCTGAAGAGGCCATTGCCTGGCTTGAGCAGGGCAAGACGCTAGCCGAATGGTGTCGCCTGCCAGGGAAGGTTGAGCGCAGCACCGTGCATCGGTGGATGGAGAAGGATGAAGCGTTTGCGCAACGCCTCGCGCGCGCGCGGGATAAGGGAATGGAGGTCATGCTGGAGCAGTGCGGCGAACTGGCAGACACCAAGCCGGAGGACAACGTGGAAGTCCAGTGGCGCAAGCTTCAGATCGAAACGCGCTTGAAGTTGCTGGCGATCTACAACCCCAAGAAGTACGGACCCAAGGCGCACCTTGACCACGGCGGCAACGTCAGCATTGAGGTCATCACCGGCGTACCAGATCGTGACCCTGAAGCTTGACCTGAACTACAAGCCTCGCGCGTGGCAGCGCGAATGCCATTGCCGCATGCGCCGTTTCACGGTGCTGGCCTTGCATCGCCGCGCCGGCAAGACCGAGCTGGCGCTGATGGAGCTCATCAATGCGGCCATCAAGTTCAAGGGCGATCTGGGGCTGTTCTTCTACATAGCGCCGTTCTTGAAGCAGGCAAAGGCCATCGCCTGGGCGCGACTCAAGCAGAAGCTGCAATCGTTGCTGGTCGGCAACGGTGTTGAGTTCAATGAAGTGGATCTGTCCGTAGTGTTCAAGCACAACGGCGCGACGATCCGACTGTTTGGCGGCGACAACCCAGACGCGATGCGTGGCGTTCGCCTCGACGGCTGCGTCATTGACGAGGTGGCGCAGATCAAGCCCGAGGTCTGGAATGACATCATCCAGCCGGCGCTGTCAGACCGTAAGGGCTGGGCGGTGTTCATCGGCACGCCGAGCGGCATCAACCTGTTCAGCGAGATTTACTACGCCGCGCAGAATCTGCCCGATTGGCGCGCCTCGCTCTACACCGTTTACGACACCGACTCGCTTGACGCCGACGAGGTTGCGCGACTGAAACGCGACATGCCGGAGACAGCGTTCATGCGCGAATACATGTGCGACTTCAGCGCGGCTGGTGACGATCAGCTCATCAGCCTGTCGGACGCAGACGAGGCATCGAAGCGCAAGTACAAGCCAGCAGACTTTGACGATCTGCCGCGCATCCTGGGCGTCGATCCGGCGCGGTTTGGTGATGACCGCAGCGTCATCGTCAAGCGCCAAGGCTTGCAGATGTTCGATCCCATCGTGTTGCGCGGGCTAGACAACATGGCGCTGGCCGGAAGGGTCGCCGCCGTCATCGACGAGTGGGATCCGGACGCCGTGTTCGTTGACGCTGGCGCCGGCAGCGGAGTGATCGACCGCTTGCGGCAGCTCGACTACGACGTCATCGAAGTGCCGTTTGGTGGCAAGGCCATCAACGAATCCCTGTTTGTGAACCGTCGCACCGAAATGTGGTGGCAGATGCGCGAATGGTTGGCGCTGGGTGGCGCCATACCACGCGATGCGTCTTTGCGCCAGGAACTGTCCACGCCGATCTACTGGTACGACGCGGCTGGGCGCAAGGTGCTTGAGCCGAAGGACGAGATCAAGAAGCGCCTGAACGGTGGCGCGTCGCCAGACATTGCCGACGCCTTGGCGCTTACGTTCGCTCACCCAGTCAAGCAGCGGATGCCGTCAGAGATTCGCAACATGGTGCGCGCGGGAACGCAGCGCGAGCATGACCCGTATCGCGTTCTTTGAGGTATCCGTATGCCAAAGCGCGTTGCATACCGTTCTCGCATGGTGCGGATTGATCTCGCGGATCCCGGAGTGGTCATTCCGGCGATCACCAAGTTGATGATCGACAACTGGGACGAGACGGGTTTCGACTTTGAATTCCGTCCCTCAGTTGACATGTATCGCCTGGCCGTCGAGGCCGGCGTCATGTTTGTCATGGTGGTTGCGCTGGACAACGAGATCGTCGGCTATTGCAGCATGGCGATCCATCCGCACATGCACAACCCAGACGTCATCATGGCGGCGAACGATGCGTTGTTCGTCAAGAAGGAATACCGGGGCATCATCAGCGGCCGACTGATCCGCGCCGCCGAGCAGGAAGCGAAGAAACGAGGTGCCACGCGCGTGCTGTGGCACACCAGGGCAGGAACCTCGCTGGCCGCGATGCTGGAGCGTCGTGGATACAAGCCGGCGGATGTTGTCGTAATGAAGGAGCTTTGAAATGGGCATTGAAGCAAGCGTGCTAGTTCCGTACTTCATCGGTGCCATGGCAGCGTCCGCTGCCGCCGGTACGGGCTACAGCATTTATGCCGGCGAGCAGGGTCGCAAGGCCCAGCAGGATGCGATGGCCAAGCAGCAGCAGGCGCAGCAGCAGGCGACGTCGGCTGCCCGTTCGCAGGCGCGCAAGAGCGAGATGGCGATGAACGCCGCCAATCGCGCGCAGCCAGACGTGTCCGCGATCATGTCCGCCGCGACCAAGGGCGCTGCTGGCGGGCCTGCTGGCACCATGCTCACGGGTCCGACTGGCGTTGATCCCAACGCACTGTCGCTGGGCAAGAACACGCTGCTGGGTTCCTGACCATGAGCGCATACACAGGCGACGCGCAGTCCTATCCCAACGCACCCAAGCGCAGCCAGTTGTGGACGCGCTGGGGTCAGCTCAAGACCGAGCGCGCGACCTGGTGGGCGCATTGGCAGGAGATCACGAACTTCCTGCTGCCGCGCAACGGACGATATTACCGGCAGGACCGCGACAAGGGCTGGCGTCGGCACAACAACATTTACGACAACACCGGAACGCGGGCGCTTCGCACGCTAGGCGCAGGCATGATGGCTGGCGCGACCAGTCCCGCCCGCCCGTGGTTCCGGCTTTCTACCGGCGATCCTGGTCTGAACGCATACCAGCCCGTGAAGGAATGGCTGGATGACGTGACCAAGCGCATGCAGATCGTGTTCCAACGGTCGAACACCTACCGCACCCTGCATCAGATGTACGAGGAGTTGGGCGCATTCGGCACCGCCGGATCGATCATGCTGCCCGATTTCAACAACGTGATTCATCACTACCCAGTCACCTGCGGCGAATATTGCATCGCGCAGGACTTTCAGGGCCGGATCTGCACGCTGTATCGGGAGTTTGAGAAGACCGTGGGCGAGATCGTGAAGGAGTTTGGCTACGAGAACTGCTCCAACACGGTCAAGAACATGTACGACCGTCACAACCTAGACCAGTGGATTCCGCTGATCCATGCGATTGAGCCGCGAGCAGACCGCGACCTGAACAAGCGCGACAGCAAGAACATGGCGTGGGGATCGTGGTATTTCGAGGTGGGTGGCGATCCGGGCAAGTTCCTGCGCGAGAGCGGATTCAACGAATTCCCGTGCCTTGTCCCGCGCTGGGCCGTGGCCGGCGGCGACATCTACGGCAACAGCCCTGGCATGGAAGCCCTTGGTGACATCAAGCAGCTCCAGCATGAGCAGCTCCGCAAGGCGCAGGTCATCGACTACCAGACCAAGCCGCCGCTTCAGGTTCCGATCAGCATGAAGAACCGCGATGTTGAGACGCTGCCCGGTGGCATCACCTACATCGACGGCGCCAGCCAAGGGATCAAGACGGCGTTTGAGGTGAACCTGAACATTCAGCACCTCCTGTTCGACATTCAGGACTGCCGCGAGCGCATTCGCGGTTCGTTCTACGCGGACCTTTTCCTCATGCTGGCCAATGCCACCGACACCCGGATGACAGCGACTGAAGTGGCCGAGCGGCATGAGGAAAAGCTACTGATGCTTGGCCCCGTTCTTGAGCGGCTGCACAATGAGCTGCTGGATCCGCTGATCGACCGCACCTTCACCTGCATGCTTCAGGCTGGCCTAATTCCGCCGGCTCCGATGGAGTTGCAGGGAATGGATCTGAACGTGGAGTTTGTGTCCATGCTGGCCCAAGCCCAGCGCGCAATCGGCACTAACAGCGTTGACCGTTTCGTGGGCAACCTTGGCGCCATCGCACGGTTCAAGCCGGACGTTCTGGACAAGTTCGACAGCGACCAGTGGGCCAACATGTACAGCGACATGCTGGGCATTGACCCGCACCTGATCGTCGCGGACAAGGAAGTAGCGATGGTGCGCGATGCACGCAGCAGGGCGCAGGCCGCGCAGGCTCAGGCTGAGATGCAGCAGCAGCAGTCGCAGACCGTCAAGAACCTGGCGCAGGCTCCGACATCGCAGCCCAACGCGCTTCAGGACGTGATGAACATGTTCAGCGGTTACAACTCACCATCCGCCGTTGAGATTTGACAGTGCCACGCATTCCGGCCAAGAAGAAGAAGCCCAAGGCAAACAAGGCCACGGGTGAAATCATCGTCGCTGGACGGCCGAAGTATGCCGAACGCAAGCGCGGCTGGAATGTCACACACCACACACAGAACGTGCATGTGGTGCAGGTGCAGCGCGACAACGCTAAGAACTTTGAGCAGTGGATTCTGCTGGTCGCGGACAATCACCACGATTCGGTGAGCGCCGATCACGCGATGGAAAAGCGGCTGCTTGAAGAGGCAGTGCGACGCGACGCCATCATTATTGGGGTGGGCGACCAGCTCGATTTGATGCAGGGCGTCAACGACAGGCGGGCGGCCAAGTCTGCGCTTCGGTCCAGCCTGCTTGCGGACAACTACTTCGACAAGGTGATTGAGCAGGCGGCAGACTTCTATGCTCCGTTTGCAAGCCATTGGGCGGTGATGGCCACTGGCAATCACGAAACTGCCTGGCAGCGCCACAACTCGTCCAATCCCACCGAACACCTTGTTCGTGCGATCAAGGATCGTGCTGTTTCGCCTATCGGTGCCGGCGGCTACGGGGGATGGATCGTGTTCCAGATTCGGGTTGGCGGATCGCAGTTGGCATACACGATGCGCTATCAGCACGGGACTGGGGGTGGAAACGCCTTTGCCACCATGGGCGCCTTGGACGCCAAGCGCATGTTCTCATGGCTTGAAGGCGTGGATTCCATCGTCATCAGCCACAACCACGCCAGCAATGTCATGGGCATTGCCCGCGAGTTCCTGAACACCCACAACGGCGTGTACCGGGTCGAGAAGCGATACTGCGATTTCATCCGCGTGGGCACGACCAAGGATTCGTGGACGCATTCGCAGGGTGCTGGCGGTTGGGAGGTTGAGAAGGGATTCGGTCCATCGCCGTCACGCCAGAAGTGGGTGCGCCTCTTCATTCGATGGGAACCCATTGAGAACCGATCTGGCTTGCGGCAAAGCGGTCGGCCACGCCTGTGCTGGGAAGTCACCGATGCACAGTGAGGCACGCCTGACCATCAATGGCCGTAGGTGGCGGGTTCGGCTGGTGCCGGCGCGCGAAATGCCACGGGACGCGCTTGGGGATTGCGATCATCCGCCTGGGCCGCACCCGACCATTCGGGTTCGCCGCAACCTGTCGCAGCAGCGTCTGACCGAAATCGTGGCCCACGAAGTCCTCCATGCTTCGGTGCCGGCCCTGTCAGAAGAAAGCGTCACGACCGCCGCAGCAGCCATCGGACGCGCACTGTTTGCGCTTGGATGGCGACGGTCACCCCTACAATCACGCACTAACTCATAAGGAGATCCAACATGGCAATGCCCGCAAAGTCCACCCTGCTCTACGGCGATGATTCGGCAAAGGATGCCGGAGGCGCCAGCGCGTTCGTGTCCCGCATCATGCACGCCGCGAATGCCATTCACATGCACCACCTGATGGTCGAAGGCCCGGGATCGTTTGCGCAGCACATGGCGCTGGGCGTGTACGACGATCTGCGCGAGGCCGTGGACGGTTTGGCTGAGGCTTACATGGGCTGCACCGGAAACAAGTTGAAGTTCAGCGGCGGCTCGTTTGAGCTGGCTGCCAGCCCTTTGGCCGAGGTGCAGGCGATCTACGATTACGTCGAGCAGAACCGCAGCCTGATGGGCAGCGAAAGCCACATTCAGAACGAAGTGGACGCGATCTGCACCCTGATTTCCACCACCCTCTACAAGCTCACGCGCCTGGCGTAAGGAGCAAACATGGCTGTTCCAGCAATCGGAAACGCAACCTCCCCGGTCAATTACGACTACGCATTCGTCCCCACCACGGGCGTTGATTTCCCCGGTGGCGTGTGCCGCGCGCTGTGGATTTCCCACAATGCCGCTACGACGTTTACCGTGATTACCGCAAACGGCGATTCTGTGGTGATCCCAATTCAGGGCGGCGCAATGTTTTTCCCGCTGCGCGTGAAGCAGATTTCAGCAAACGCCAGTGCCGTGAGCATTGTCGCGCTGTATTGATGCGGTATCCGTAGTTGCCGAACAAGTGACTACCGTTTCACCGTGAGCAGTTACGACCCCCTCGACATTCGCGGCCAGGAAAAAGCCAAGGCGGAACGGGAACTCCGCGACCGGCTTGATTACGAAACCGAGGGGGAGGACATCAAGTGGTTGATGAGCGACAAACGTGGTCGCCGTGTTCTTTGGCGATTGATGGATCGGGCAGGCGTCTTTCGTAGCAGTTTCAACACCAACGCATTGGCCATGGCCTTTGCCGAAGGCGAAAGAAACTACGGGCTTCGCCTGATGTACAGGATCCACAAGCTTTGTCCGAATTTGTACCCCGTGATGATGAAGGAAAACGGCAATGAACGAACCAACAGCGACACCAGCGGAAACAACCAGTAACGCTGCTGCGCCATCGGAATCCACCCTTGTGGTGGATGGTCAGATTGCGGACGCCAAGCAGGACCAGGCACCCGTGGATGCGGGCAAGGCTGGCAATGACGAAGGCAAGACGGCGGATGCCCCAAAGGGAGCGCCGGAGAAGTACGAATTCAAGGCGCCTGAAGGCCGACAGTTCGACAACGAGGTGATTGCCTCGTTCTCCGAAATTGCCAAGGAATTGAACCTGACGCAGGAATCCGCGCAGAAGATGCTGGACAAGGTTGCGCCGAAGATGGCGCAACGTCAGGCCCAGCAAGTCGAGGCGATTCGCCAAGAATGGGCGTCGCTTTCGCAGAACGACAAGGAATTCGGCGGTGAGAAGATCACCGAGAACCTGTCGGTTGCGAAGCGTGCGCTTGACACGTTTGGAACGCCCGAACTGCGATCACTTCTCAATGACTCCGGCTTGGGGAATCATCCGGAATTGATCCGGTTTTTCTACCGCGCCGGCAAGGCAATCAGCGAGGACAGCAAGGTGATCGGAACCGGATCGACCGCGCCAAGCAAGGCCGGTCCCCGCGATTTCGCTACCGCAGCTGCCGCGCTGTACGCAAACCAAAACTCCTAACACAAAGGAACCATTCACATGGCAACCGCACTTGCTACCACCAACCTGACGCTGGCCGATTGGGCCAAGCGCACCGATCCCGATGGCCGCATCCCGGTCATCGCGGAACTGCTGTCCCAGAGCAACGAGATCCTTGAGGACTGCGTGTTCAAGGAGGGCAACCTGCCCACCGGCGACCGCGTGGTGATCCGCACGGGTCTGCCCACCGTGTACTGGCGCGCCCTGAACCAGGGCATCCCGAACAGCAAGTCCACGACCGCGCAGGTCGATGAGGCTTGCGGCATTCTGGAAGCCCGCAGCGAGGTCGACAAGGATCTGGCGATGCTGAACGGCAACACCGCTCAGTTCCGTCTGTCCGAGGACACCGCCTTCCTTGAGGCGATGAACCAGACTCAGGCCACCACTCTGTTCTACGGCAACCCCGCCACCGATGCCAAGCAGTTCCTTGGCCTCGCGACCCGCTACTCGTCCACCAGCGCTGGCAATGGCCAGAACATCCTGAAGTCTGGCGGCACCACTGCTGGTGCGCAGACCAGCGTGTACCTCGTTGTGTGGGGCGACCAGACCGTGTACTGCCCCTTCCCCAAGGGCAGCAAGGCTGGTCTGATCCATGAGGATCTGGGCGAGCAGACCGTGTACAACAGCGACGGCACCCGTCTCCAGGCGTATGCCACCCGCTACCAGTGGAAGAACGGTCTGGTCGTGAAGGATTGGCGCTACGTCGTTCGCATTGCGAACATCGAAGTGACTGATCTGCTGGGCCAGACGGGTACGCAGGCTTGGAACACCAGCACCAACATCATCAAGCTGATGGCCCGTGCCCTGTACCGCATTCCGAACATGTCGATGGGTCGTGCGTGCTTCTACATGAACCGCACCGTCCACAGCGGCCTGTCGGTTGCGGCGCTGGATCGCAGCCAGTACGTGCTGAAGGTGAACGAGGGTCTGTCGCAGTTCGGCACCCCGTACAGCTGGCTGTCGTTCCTGGGCGTTCCCCTGCGTCGCGTTGACGCCATCCTGAACACCGAGAGCGTCGTGTCCTAATCGGAACGACCTGAACACGAAAGGAAACCACTCCAATGATGAACGACGCACTTGCACGCCTTTCCGGCAACAATGCCTCCCCGGCCGTTGCCCAGGCGATCACCACTACTGCGATTTCGGATTACGCCTTCGACACCCGCTCGCCCACCAACGTGAACGGCGGCACCACGACCACGCAGATGCGTGATCTTGGCGAAGGTCAGGATCTGTACGTGTCGCTGACCGTTGGCACGGCTTTCACCGCTGCCGGCGCTGCGACTCTGACCCCCACCGTGGAGCTGTCCGACGATCTGTCGGGCACCAACACCGTGGTCATCGGAACCTTTGGAACCATCGGCAAGGCGGCCCTGACTGCTGGCGCGAACTTCGTGGCCCGCATCAACCCTCGCCTTGGCGCCCTTGGCACCACCTACCGCTACATCATCGTGCGGTACACCGTGGCCACTGGTCCGATGACTGCCGGCGCTGTGTTCGCAGATATCGTCACCGACATCTACGACAGCACCAAGTTCTACGGCAGCGGCTTCAGCGTGTCGTGATGTGAGGATCAATCATGCCCAAGGTTCGTGCAATCACCAAGTGCTTCATTGACAACGCGCTCCGCGAGGAGGGCGAGGTGTTTGAGTACAACGGCGCCAAGAATGTGTGTGTTGAAAGCTTGGATGCCGTGACCGTGCCGGAGTCTGAGGAGCCGCAGCCGGAGCGTCGGAAGCCCGGTCGGCCCCGTAAGGCATCGGCAAGCACGGACGGCGAGATGGGCTGATTGGGAATGAGGTAGCCACACAAAACGAGGGGTGCCGCTGGGCGACCACGGCACCCCTCGTTTCACTAGGAGATCGCCATGGCATCAGTTGTTGACATCTGCAATCTGGCGCTGGGCCACCTTGGCGACAACGCCACCGTTTCCAGCATCGATCCGCCCGAGGGTTCCGCGCAGGCCGAGCATTGCGCTAGGTTCTATCCCATTGCCAGGGACACGCTGCTGGAAATGCACTCTTGGAACTTTTCTGTTCGCCGTTCCGCGCTGGCGCAGCTGACGGCTGATTGGCCGGAATGGAAGTACGCATATGCGCTTCCGGGCAACGTCATCAACGTGATTTCGGTGCTGCCGCAGGACGCCGCCGACGATTACGCGGCACGGTTCATCCCAACGGATACGCCGGTGTTTGCCCACAACTATTCCCCGGTGATCGCTGCTGGCCGCTATGTGCCGCAGCCGTACACCATTGAAACCAAGGACGATGGCAGCCAGATCCTGTACACCAACATGGAGAACGCCGTGCTTCGATACACGGTCCACGTTGATGATCCGACGCTGTTCAGTCCGTTGTTCACGATTGCGCTGTCGTGGCATCTGGCATCCATGCTGGCTGGCCCGGTCATCAAGGGCGATCAGGGTGCCGCCGAGGCCAAGCGATGCCAGCAGATGACCATGGCGTATCTCCAGCAGGCCCGTGCTTCGGACGCCAACCAGCGCAAAATCAACGTCGAACACATTGTGCCCTGGACGAGCGGACGTTGATCCATGCCAACCACCCGCACGCTCAACCGATCCTTTGCCGGCGGCGAACTGTCTCCGGAGATGTTTGGCCGCATTGACGACGTGAAGTATCAGACTGGCGCGGCGAAGGTGCGCAACATGATTGCTGTGCCGCAGGGTCCGGTGCAGAACCGACCAGGCCTGTCGTTTGTGCGAGAGGTCAAGGATAGCACCAAGCAGGTGCGGCTGATCCCGTTCACGTACAGCACGGATCAGACGATGGTGATTGAGCTAGGGAACCAGTACATCAGGTTCCACACGCAGGGCGCCACGTTGATGTCTGGCGGAGTGCCATACGAGATTGCCAGCCCATACCTTGAGGCTGACCTGTTTGACATTCACTACGTCCAGTCGGCGGACGTGCTGACGCTTGTGCATCCGTCGTATGCGCCGCGTGAGTTGCGTCGGCTTGGCGCGACATCGTGGACGCTGACGGAAATCACGTTTGGTGCGACGATTGCGGCGCCGGCATCCGTGACCATCACGGCATCCCCTGGCAGCAGCATCAACATCAACAACGTGACTACCGCCAACCCCGCAATCATCCACACCGTGTCAAATCACGCATTTGCGGTTGGTGACAGCGTGTACATCAAGGGCATCGGTGGCATGACGCAATTCACCGATGGGTTTTACATTGTGCGGCAGGTGCCATCCGCAACCACGTTTGGGCTTATGTACTACAACGGCGGCCAAGCCGTGGATAGCAGCAGTTGGAGTGCATACACCAGCGGCGGATCCGTGCAGTATGGATCGCAGACGGCCGACGTGGACAACTATTACGTTGTCACATCGGTCGCTGCAAACGGCATGGACGAAAGCGTGCCGTCATCGTCGGCGCATGTCGTGAACAACCTGAACGTCACGGGGTCATACAACACGGTGTCGTGGGCATCGGTTGCGGGCGCGGTGCGCTACAACATCTACAAGCGCCAGTCCGGCCTGTACGGGTACATCGGACAGACCGATGCGACAAGCTTCGTGGACAACAACATTGCACCCGACATGGGAATCACTCCGCCGATCTACGATCTGTCGTTCGTAAAGAACGGCATTTCCAGCGTTCCAGTGACCAATGGTGGATCTGGATACGGAACGTCGTTTACTGGCGGCGCGTTCTCTGTCATCAACGTCACCAATCAGGGCAGCGGATACGTCGCGCCGACGCTTACGGTGGCCGATCCAACCGGAACCGGAGCGGCATTCACGGTCAATCTGACGGCTGGCAAGATCACCAGCATCACGATCAATACTGCTGGCAGCGGATATACGGCACCGATCTTCACGCTGGCTGACTCCGCCGGCACCGGTGCCGTGCTTGCGCCCGTGCTGACGCCAGTTGTGTATGGAACGGTCACTCTAGGCGTGACCGATGCGACCGGAACTGGCGCATCTTTGTCCCCGGTCATTTCGGGCGGCGTGATTACGGGCGTGACTGTGGTGTCGCCAGGATCGAACTACACGGCGCCGACCGTGACGGTTACGGCCGCTGCCGGCGGATCCAGTGCCACGTTCGGTACGCCGACCCTGACGGGCCTGAACTACCCCGGCGCCGTGTCGTACTTTGAGCAGCGCCGCGTGTTTGCCGGCTCGACCAATTCGCCGCAGCAGTTGTGGATGACCCGTTCTGGAACCGAAAGCGATCTGTCGTATTCGCTTCCGCTCAAGGACACCGACCGGGTGTCGTTTGAGGTTGCCGCGCGCGAAGCCAACACGATTCGGCATGTCGTTCCGCTGACGCAACTGGTGCTTCTGACAAGCGCAGCGGAATGGCGCGTCAGTCCGATCAATTCGGATTCCATTACGCCGACCACCATTTCAGTGCGTCCGCAATCGTATATCGGTGCGTCGAATGTCCAGCCGTCGATCATCAACAACAGCCTGGTCTACTGCGCCGCACGCGGTGGCCATGTCCGTGAACTTGGCTATTCGTGGCAAGCGAACGGATTCATCACCGGCGATCTGTCGCTGCGCGCGGCCCACTTGTTTGACATGTACGAGATTTCGGACATGGCATATCAGAAGTCGCCGCACCCGCTGCTGTGGTTTGTGTCCAGCGGAGGCAAGCTGCTGGGCCTGACATATGTTCCAGAGCAGCAGATTGGCGCGTGGCACCAGCACGATACGGACGGCACGTTTGAAAGCGTCACTTGCGTCGCAGAGGGCGAAGAAGATCACGTCTATGTCGTGGTCAAACGAACCATCAACGGGCAGACCAAGCGATATGTCGAACGAATGGCGAGCCAACAGGTCACGACGCTTGAGGATTGTTTCTATGTGGATTCGGGCCTGTCATATGACGGGACGAATACGACGGCCACGACGGTTGCCGTTTCGGGCGGCACGACCTGGGGTCCGTCTGATGCGCTGACGATCACGGCATCGTCGGCAATCTTCTCGTATCCGGGTACGGCAGACGTTGGCGATGCCATTGTTCTGACCGCATCGGATGGATCGAAGTATCGCCTTCGCATTACCTCGACCAGCTCCACGACGGTTGCTACAGCTCGCGTGGACGTGACGCTGGCAGCGTCGTTGCGTAACGTCGCAACAACTGTCTGGGCGTTTGCGCGCAACAGCGTCAGCGGCCTGACGCACCTTGAGGGCAAGACTGTCAGCATTCTGGCAGACGGCGCTGTCATGCCGCAGCGCGTGGTTACCAGCGGCACGGTCAGCATGGATCGCGCAGCGGTGGTCATTCATGTTGGCCTGCCGTATGACTCCGATCTACAGACGCTGCCGCTGGCGCTGAACATTGATGGCGCGGGACAAGGCCGTTACAAGAACGTCAACAAGGCGTGGCTGCGCGTGGTCAATTCATCCGGCATCTTTGTGGGGCCAGATGCGGACAATCTGGTGGAAGCCAAGCAGCGCACTACTGAACCGTATGGCAGTCCGCCGGCCATGAAGAACGACGAGATTCTTGTGGTGCTGACGCCGACCTGGCAGGCTGGCGGTCAGATTTATGTGCGGCAGAGCGATCCGCTCCCGCTGACCATTGTGAACATGACTTTGGAAGTCACCATCGGAGGCTGACATGGGTTTCGTTTCCACATTCCCCGTGCCCGGAAGCATCGGAAGCATTGGTGGTCCGGGCGCATCTCTGATGACGGCTGGGCCGCAATACCCAGCACTGAACGAGATGATGGCGCAACGCATGGCTGAACCGCTTGCGACTAGCGCACCGTCGTTCAGTAGTCAGTTGGCGCAAGGATTCACAACTATTGGTCCGCTCATGGCGATCTTTGGCGCAGCAAACAGCGCCATTGGTTCGTTCTACAGTGCGCAGAGTCAGCAGAATCAGCTGAAGATGCAGGCCCAGAATCAGCGGTTTGCCGCTCAGATGGCGCGCATCAACCAGCAGCAGGCGGAATACGCGGCGCAGCAGGCGGGTTACCAAGGCCAGCTGGCGTTCGGCAGGTATTCCATGGGCGCCGGCCAGCAGAGGGCGTCGGCACAGGCGGCGTTGGCGGCGCGCGGAATTCAGGCTGGCAAGGGCAGCGCGGCCGAAATCATGGCCAGCATGGATCTGACGAAGGAAATTGACCGCCTGACCATGAACGCCGCAAATGTGCGTCAGCAGGAAGCCATGCGGATGCAGGCGTTCAACATCGGCGTCGGAGCAACCATGGCAGACATTTCCGCCGCCAATCTCCAGGCGACTGCTGGAACGATCTATCCGGGGCTGTCCATGGGAACCAGCTTGCTGACCAGTGCAGCCGACATCGGCAGCACTTGGGCGCGCAACAAACGCATTGAGGAACTGCTTGGTGGCGTGTCCACCAAGAGGATGTAAACCATGCCAACCGTACCAACGTCATTCCTTCCCAGCGTCGCACCCGCATCCGGCGTTGACATCGGACAGTTTCAGGCGCTGCAGGTGGCCGTTGCCGAGAACCTTGCTGCCGAGCAGGAGGCGCGCTTTGGGCAGGCAATGACGCAGGCCGGCAATGTGGCGTTCCGCGTCGGCTCTGCGATTCAGGATGATATTGACGAAGCGCAGACAAAGGAAACCGACACATGGTGGCTGGGGCAGGCGAACGAGATTTTGAAGGGCAAGTCTGGGTATCTGCGAACCACGGGCAAGGATGCAGATGCTGCGTATCAGCAGGCCAGCGACGCGCTGTCAGCGTCTGCCGAACAGGCGATGGGAAGGCTTCAGAATGACACGCAGCGTGCCATGTTCAAAGGCGTCCTTGCTAGGAACATGATGGCGTTTCAGGGGCAGATGACCGAACACCGTGATCGTGAGGTCAAGGTCTATGCCACCAACGAATCCAAGGCGCGAGCAGAGCGATACGCGCAGCTTGCGGTGGACGATTGGGCCAACAGGGATATGCCCTTGAGTTCGTATCAGATCAACCGTGGCGTGGCACTGGCAGAGATCCGCAAGGCGGGTGCGTTGGCCGGCATTGAGGAGGGGTCCGCGCAAATGCAGGCGCTGGAGCGCACGGTCAATACGCAGATTACTGGCGGTGTTGCCAATCGCCTGATGATGGACAGCCAATACGACGAAGCGTGGAAGTTCGTCAAGAGCCAGATCAAGGCTGGCGAAGTGGATGACAAGGTGGGCGAGAACCTGTTGGCATCCATCGACGTCAACCGCGACCGCTGGATGATCGACCAGTACGCCACGAACATTCGTCAGTTTGGTCGTGTCGGCATGGCGGATGACAAGGACAACGATCCGAAGAAAGCACCGGCCAGCGCCCGGGACGCCATGGACATTGCGGATGGCATCAAGGATCCGGAGATCCGCAAGGGTGTTCAGGTCATGCTCAAGCAGCAGTACGCGCAGGAAGCGGCTTTGGCAAAGCAGGAATATGAGGGTCTTGTGGATCAGACCGAGCAGTTCCTTGCGACTCCTGGAAACACCTACAGCATGCTGCCGCTGGACGTGGTGGCTAAGTTGAAGCCAAAGGATCGGCAGACGTTCATGGCCAACCAGCTGCGCAAGGACGATTTGGATGTGCAGGAAGAACTTGCCCGCAATCCCCAACTTCTGACGCGCGAATGGGTTGATCGCAACCGAAGCAAGATGACGCCGGAAACCGCCATTCGTCTGCTGAAGGATGCTGCGGATCCCGAGAAGGTTCTTGAGGCCACGTTTGATGCCGACATGTTCAAGGAGACTGCCATGAACAACGGCATGAGCAAACTGGTGACGCCAAAATCAGACGCAGACAAGGCGCAATCTTTTGCATTGCGCAACGACATCAAGCAGCGCATCGACATTGAACAGCGCAGGCGTGGCG